ATGTATGCTATTCAGGACAAAAAAACAGGTAACTTTCTTTCAGATTATTCCTTCCAGCTATTGGATGAATGGAAAAATAAATGGATGTATACTACATACACTGGATTAATTGGTACTAAATTTTACAATACAAAAGAAAATGCACAAAAAACATTTGAAATATTACAGGAGTGTAACGAACAATCAGAACTACATAGACAACTGCTAATAGTACAGATTGACACAGAGCAGTTACCAATAGGCGATAGTGTATATATCTATAACTAAACAAAAAATGACTTCCCATTTTAGGAAGTCATAACGACAAAATATAAATATAATATTTTGATAAAAGCCAGATTTGATTTAGAGGAAATACCTTTAAATGAAATGTGGTTTTTTTATTACAATTATGTTACAAATATATTACAATTATATTACAAATAAAAGAATTCTTGACAAAAACAAAAAAAGGGTATAATATAATATTGAACCTATGACTTTTTAGGTTGCTATTACTATACCATTTTTTGGAGGTGATATATTTATTTTTACGCTATTTTCCTTATAGCTTACTTTTTTGTTGCCTTTTAGGCAATTCATTATTCATTACATAATTATACTATCGTAATGAATTATAACATAAAGGTTTTAATCTTGTCAATATTAATTTTAAAAAAAACAAAAAAAAGAAACAAACAAATTGGGGGTAATGTATGAACGAAGCAAAAGAATTTTACGAAAAATGTTTTAAGCAAATTCTAGAAGAAACAGACAAAGACAAAAGGGAATTGCTTATAGAATGTATATTTCAGGATGAAGATATACAGCGTGAGATAGTAAAATTTAAAAAAGATTGGGAGGATGCACACCCGTATATATATCTACATGATGATGCTATAGAAAAAGCTATACTTGATGTTGCACGATTGCTCAAAAAGCCAAAAGGGGAAGTACGGTCACCAAAGGGATATTTTATAAATCATGTATTTAAAAAGAAAAATTTTGGGAATAACGAAAATTTTGTTTCTAAAAGCTATTTAGAAGTATATTTAGAGAAATACAAGGAAAAATACGGTATATTAGATACTGTATCAGCAGAACAGATAGAAGCAAAAGAAATGAATGATATATCCGACACATGGGATGATGAGCGGATGCAGTGGCAAGCGGAAGTTATGGCAGAAAGACACCAGCAATACTACAGAGATAGACGGAAGCCATTTGATTTTAGCGTACCTAATGTTGAAATAATGACTACAGAGACAGACGGTATACTAGACGAAATAGAGAAAAAAGAAAAAGAAAAAGACGCAATACTAGACGAAATAGGAAAAAAAGCAAAAGAAAAAGACATAGAGCCAATGGCAGAGGAAGAAGCCGAAAAAATAGAAGATGAAATAAAAGAAAATCCCGATACTATACGTTATTTTGATTGTTCATTAAATGAATATAGACAAAAATATTTTTACAGTGAGGACAAAGCATGGGAAGAGTATGCCAAAAGGATGGACAAGCTATTTGGTAAGAATGGCGAATATTGGAAATATGTTGATGATGTCGGCATGATACCCGCAAACTGGAAAGATGGATACAAAGAAGTTGAAACTTTCAAATATACACCAAAAAAAGGCAAAAAATCATATTTGAAAGTGTATAATAAAACAAAAGAATTGAATTATAATTATTTGTGGGTATTTGATAATGTACTGCAAAAAATCATTTTCGAAAATCTTAACAAACGTCAACGGTGGCTAATTGATTTATATTACTACAGATGTTTTGATGTTGATAGGATATGTCTTATTCTAGGGTTTAAGGATAAAACTGCATTTAATAAAGAAAAAAGCAGAATAATCAATATTTTAAGAAATATATTGCTTAACGATTATGACTTTTATATTAAGGCAAGTAGTTTGAGATATTGGCTTAGGAAGACAGCAAAAAGATACCTTTGCGAAAAAATGCGAGATTCTGTTTACTATTATATGGAAGGATAATTTAAGCAAACAAATACAACATTTTATTCTATTGTCAATAGTATATCAAATAGGATGAATGTTGTCAATATTAATTTGAATAATTTTTTTGAAAATTATGCTAGGGTTTAAATATATCTGGAATTCTTGTCATATTACATTCCTTTCGTAAAGGGTACTTTAAGTACCCTTTTATATATTTTTTTAAAAAATGCAAAAATAAAAAATAAAAAGGTATCAATCCCGCAAGGGTTGATATACATTCTCCTTTCGTGGTAGCTATGCTATTAAAACAGTATGCTCATATTAGGTAGTTTTTACCGCTTTTTGTGTGGGTTCGAGTCCCACCCCTCCTCCAAAAAAAGAAAAAAGCGGTACTATTCCACTTTTGTTTAGAGGAAGCCGATTTGACTTCCTCTATATTATTTTTTCGGTATCAACAGCTATATGCTGGTGATATATATATAGACCAATGTTTGCTTTATACCACACCCATAAAATAAAAGGAGGAATAACGAAGCATGACACTTGAAAAGGAAACTTATTCAAAAGCAGAAGTTGAACAAATGCTTTCAGAGTATGAAAGTAAAATTCAAGAACTTGAAAAAAGTATTGCAGATTTTGAAACTATGAAACAGCAGTATGCAGAATTACAAAAAACTAACCTTTCTACACAGATTAAACTTGAAGCTACAAAAGCAGGACTTGATCCTGAAGAAGTATTTGACCTAATAGAAAGTGACGATATTAAAAAAGCACAGGAAAAAATTAACAAGTTGCTTGAACTAAAGAAAAAGCAGGATATAGAAAATTCCTACAAGCCAACAGACCACAAGCCAGATGACAGCTATTCTGTAGCAGAAAAAGAAAAAAATGTAGAAGGTATGATTTTTTCAAAGTTAAATAAGATTTTTGGGTAATGGAGGATGATTAGATATGATAAAGACAACTAATTTTACACAGCATGAAAATATCGATTTATCAAAAGAAATTGCACTTGTAACACCTAATGATACACCTTTTACTACATTGTTAATGAATAAAAAACTTGTTGAAACTGCTGGAAGTGTAACCATAAACTGGAGAGAAAAGACCCTTGATGACACAGAGGATATAAGCAAAACAGAAGGATTTACAGTTGATACATTCGTGTCAAGTGGTAGAGCAGAAAAATCTAACGTTATGGAAATATTCAGCAAGGCGGTACAGGTTAGCGGTTCAGCACAGGCAAGTAATGTTGTAGGTATCAATGATTTGTTTGCAAGCGAAATAAATGACAGATTGACCGAGGTTAAAGTTAATATTGAAAGAAAAATGCTTGCACCTGAAAACTATAATGACGGTAGCAAAGAACCTTTCATTAGAAGGATGAAATCTGTATTTGAACAAGTTCATCCCGATAACGTGGTAGAAATTGAAACAGCACCTACACAGGCAGATTTTAAGGCAGTAGTAAAGAAGTTGTGGGATGCTGGTTTAGGTTCAAATGAATTCTATGCTTTTGTAAATGCGGATTATAAGGAACTTGTCGACGGATTTTACGCTAATCAGATTAACTACAATATGCCTATGGATACTTTTGGTTTTGTCGCAAATAAGGTTATTACAAACTATGGTATTGTAAACGTGGTATTAAATAGACATATGCCAGTAGACAAGATATTGGTTGTTGACCCTGCTTATTTGAGATTGGTTTATTTGCGTAAACCTGCCTTTGAAATGTTAGCAAAAGATGGCGACAACCTTAAAGGAATGGTAATTACCGAATGTTCCTTAAAAGTATTGAATAGCAAAGCGGTTGCAGTTGCACAGTAGGAAAGTATCTGAAGGAAGTTGGGTTTTGAGGAAAGGACTGCTTATGCGGTTCTTTTCTCTATTTTATTTTTTTAAAAATGCAAAAAAAATAAAAAAATTGAAGGTGGTTGATATGATGTTCCAAAAAAGAGAAGATTACAAAATTTGGAGAAAAAAGCATAATATCCGATTATGGGATGTTGCAAAATATATTAATTTAAGCGAAGGAACGATTTCCAGATGGGAAAATAACATGAGAGATATACCTGAGTGGAAAGTTGAACTGTATGATAAATTCATTCAGGAACATGAAAGCAGGAGGAATGAAGCATGAAAAACAATATAGCAGTCTATTCAAGCAAACTAGCAAAAATACTTTGCAACAAAGGGTATCCCATTATTGATCTAGCAATTAATAAAACAAATAACAAGAGTTTAATTTTCTTTTTTGAGAACAGAGAAGAAATCTGGCAAGTAATTAAAGAATATGAAACTATAACGAAACAATACAGACAACAGATTAAAGAACAACTAAAAGGAGGAAACATAGATGAGAGCGGAAGAAATACAAAAAATGCTAATGGAAGATGATGGAGGATTTATTGCAGTAAATAAAAATTTAATTGCTTCATTAGGACTACATGAAGCGATAGTATATACCGAACTAGTATCAAAGCTTAACTATTATCAAGAAAACGATATGGCAGTTGATGAATTTTATTGTACGTATGACGATTTGTATATATCAACGGGCATACTTAAAACAGCACAACAAACAGCTTTGAAGAATTTAGAAAATTTTGGACTAATTAAAATAAATCTAAAGGGTATGCCACGGAAACGTTATATTAAAATTTTGGATGCAAAAGAAAAAATCATCGAATATTTAGAAAAGGGTCAAAAGAAAATAGACGAATTGATTGAACAATCTAAAGAAAAATCAAATATTCTAAAAGAAAAAATAGCTGAAAGTCTTAATAATAAACAGTTGGCAGAAATCTGCGAACAAGAAAGCAGAAATCTGCTAACAAGTAATCAGAAATCTGCTAACAAGAAAGCAGAAATCTGCCAACAAGAAAGCAGAAATCTGCTAACAAGTTCGCAGGAATCTGCTAACAAGTTCGCAGAAATCAGCCAACAAGTTAGCAGGAATCTGCTAACAAGTTCGCAGGAATCTGCTCTAAATAATAATAGAATAATAATATTAGATAATAATAACAAAGAAATAATAAATAATAATAATATAAATAATAATAATATAAATAATAATAATATAAATAATAATAATATAAATAATAAATTAATTAATAATCCTAAAGAAGAAATTAATTCTCTTTTATTAGATACTAAAGAGAAAAATATTAATAATTATTCTCTAGTAATTCAGAAAGATTCTATAATTGATTATTATTTTGAAAAGTATAATGATACTTACAATAGAACACATGATAGTATTGATAATGAAAAAATATCTTCTAAAATTGATGATTTATCTCTTAGTTATAATATTAATAGTGGAACTTGGATTAAATTAATTGATTACCATTTTTCTCTTAGTAACATAGAAACCAATGGAAGTATTGATGATTTTTTGAATGATAATATAATTAAAAAATATCTTGATAGTATAAATAATGACTCTTTAGTATCTAAAGAAGAAATGAATGATAATATTCCTTTAGTTTTAGATAGCCATTATGAAGATGAAATAACTTATTCGGGTATAGATAATAATATCAAAGATATATTGCAATACTTTGTTAATAAGTATTTTGATTACTATGGTTGTAAATATTCTGAAAAAGAAACATTTCATATAGATGACATTAAAAAGTATGCAAAATTAATATCTTCCTTTAGTAGTGATTTCGGTATAGAAGCAACTCTTGATTTTTGGAAAAAGAAAGTAGATGTATTTTTTACATTAGACGAATATGATAAAACATTGGATACACTTTTACAATTTGATGTGATTAATCATATACTTAATTCTATATATTATGAAGAGTATGAAGAATATGAAAATAATGATTTACCTTTTTAGTTGTTAGGCTTTTATACTTTCACTAATTAACAAATGAAACAAGGAGGAATGAAGTATGGCTAGGCAAGTATCGTTGTTGAATCAAGCACTTAAACAATATTGGAAAAACACAACTAACTATCCAAAATATGCGTACTTTATGTGGAGGAATGGACTTGCTAATTCAAATAGAGATTTTTCTGAATTTACGGAACAAGATATTATAGAGAAATATTGCAAAGGCAGTATGAAAAAATATGGTAATTTGAAGCAATGGGAAAATACCGAAGAATATGCAGAGTTGATGAATTTATTACTTTTAGAAAGAAGTAATAAAGATTTCGTAGAAATTTATAATGCAGTATCAGAGAAAGCAAAGCAAGGCGATGATAAAGCAGTTAAAACATTTCTAGCACTTCAAAACGAAATTAGAAAGTCAGTCAAGAATAAAAAATCAAATAAAGCAGAGCAGGAAGAAATAGAAGATGATGATGGTTTGATACTTGAATAGAATACTTGTACGCTTTATTTTGGTTTTAGAGCGATTTTTTAGGCAGGTAATGGTTTTATATTGCCTGCTGTTTTTATGCCTTTTAAAACAAAAATAGGACTATATAACAAAGAAGGTGATACAGTGCCAAAACTAACGAAGGAAGAAAAATTAAGACGAATAAATGCTGATCCTGCACTTTGGCTTAAAAACTTTGTCAAGATAGATTGTAACGGGGAATTAGTACCATTTGTTGTGAATCCAGAGCAAAAGGATTTTTTAAATAATATGGATAGGTACTGCTGTATTTTAAAAAGTCGCCAACTCGGTTTCTCGACCCTCGCATTGGGCTTAATGCTTTACTATGCCTTTCAGTTGCCGAATTCTAACTATTTAATGTTGGCACAAAGCGAAGACGCAACGCAGAACTTATTTACTCGATTAAAACTAATGTATGAAAGTATCCCTGATAAATACCGAATTGGTTTCCGCAAAAACAATGAGATGGAGTTGCTTTTAGATAACAATTCCCGAATAGCAGTAAAAACAGCAAGCAAAATGAGAGCAGAAAGTGCAGGAAGAAGTTATTCTCTCATGATGATACACTTATCAGAGTTTGCTTTTTATGACGAAAAATTCCAAGAAAAAGGATTACTAGCGTTAGAAAATGCCTTAATAAAAAATAAAAATGCAAGAATAATCATTGAATCCACAGCAAATGGATTAAATTATTTCTATTATCTTTTCAAAGATGCAATAGCAGGAAATTCAAAGTATAAGGCATTTTTCTATAATTGGTTAGGTGAAGGGTCAAAAAAGCAATTTAAGTATGAATATCAACTTGCTAAAAATTGGTATCAAAAGGGAAGTTTGATAAAGCATCTGTATGACGATGAAATGAACGAAACAGAGAAAAAATTATACGCATTGGGGGCGACAAAATTGCAACTAATCTGGCGTAGGTGGAAGTTGCAAGACATTACGGAGGAACAATTCAGACAAGAATATCCTGCAACATGGCAAGAGGCATTTGTATCAACTCAGGAAAGCGTTTTTGATCAGAAACAAATTAGTGATAGATTATTATATATTCCAGAGCCATTAAAAGCAAAGGAAATAAACGATTTACCAGATATTCTATATCCATACTTGAATAAGAGTTTATTTATTTATCAGTTGCCAAAACCTAAAGAAATGTACTTTGCAGGAGTAGACACAGCAAGCGGACTATCAAAAGAAGGGGATTTATCTGCTATGAGTATATTAGATTCCTCAGGGGAACAGGTAGCAGTATTTTATAAAAGCGGAATACCAGTTTACAAATTTGCGAATATAGTAAACGAACTAGGTGATTTTTACAATTATGCTTGTCTTATGATTGAAAGAAATAGTTATGGACTGGATTTAATCAATAGGTTAAAACGGGAAATAGGATACCTTAACCTTAATAAAACTAAAAAATGGGACAGAACAACAGGCAGAAAAACATTGGAAATTGGTTGGAATACAGATAATGTGTCAAAATCAAAGTTAATTCAAGATTTCAAAGAAGCATTTGAAGAAGGAATTATACTTATCAACGATAGAGAAACATTACAGCAAATGCAGATATATATGGAGAAAAATGGCAAGCTAGGTAATGTTAGAGGCAAGAATAATTTTGATGATTTAGTAATGGCTACCGCTTTGGCAATACAATCATTAAAATTATCCAGATATTATGTATAAACAATCAAGGAGGTTTCTATGATAGTACCAAAAAGCAAAATTAAAAAAGAAGAATTGATTTATCCAATAAAATTCTATTTAAAAAGCAAGGTGTTTTCAAAAGAATTAGTAGTTCATGTAGATGAAAGTCAATGTATGGACTTTATGGATTGGTTGAATCGTAACAAATACGCAGAAAATATACAATCATGGGAATTTTTTGTATTTGATGATATTAAAACTAAAGAAAATATAGTAATAATGCGGAATGAGATTCAAGCGTTTAAAATGCCGAGAGTGCAGGAAATTGACGCAGATAATTACAGAATTACTTTACAAGTAGGAGGGTTCTAATTATGACATTAAAAGAATATATCAAAAAATATTATGATGGTTCGCCAGTATGGTTTCAGGATGAAGTGACTAAACAATGGCATGTAGAGAGAGTGCAGAACATATTGGATTTGAAGGAATATTTAAGCGGAAAACATGCTATTTTAAACAGACCTAATGAACAATACAACGGTAAACCATACAAGACAAGGAAAATTGTATTACAATTGGCAAAAACTTTATTGAATTTTGAAACATCTTTCCTGCTTAAAAATCCTGTAACACTTATCAGTGAGGATAAAAATACATTGGAAGTATTTAAAGAAGTATATTCTAAAGCAAGATATAATAGTATTGACTTCAAGATTTTAGATAAACTTGTCAAATATGGAGAAACATACGAATATGTTTATATTGACGAAAACGGAAATATAACAAGCCGAATAATTCCAGCGGAGGACAGTTATCCAGTTTTTGATGAAACAGGCAATATGATTGCTTTTATAGAATTTTACATAGTTGATGGAATATCATATTATATATTGTATACCGAAAATGAAGTTATAAAGTATACGGATGATTCAGGAGAATTGCATATTATTGGAAAGTATAAAAATGTATCAGGTTTACCGATACAATACAAAACCATAAATGAATTAGATTCTTGCAAAGGCAGGAGTAGTTTAGAAGATTATATAAGCATAATAGACAGTTTAGAGGACTTAATATCAAAGTATCACGATGGACTATATAAATTTATTAGTGGCGTACCAGTTTTAAAAGGTACTGGACTTACAACTAAAGATGATAGAGGGAGAATAGACCCAAACGCAGTTGGATATATGCTTCAAATAGATGATACAGCAGATTTTGATATAGTGCAAAACAAAATGGACAGTGCAAGTTTTAAAGCGTTATATGAAATCCTAATGGCACAGTTACTTAATATAAGCCAGACACCAGCAATTTCAATGAACGCAGTAGAAATAAGTAATCTATCAGAAACAAGTATTAGAATGATGTACTCATTAGCAAGTGTAAAAGCAAGATTAAATGAAGATGCTTTACTTGATGGATTTATTCAAAGGTGGGATAGGATAAGAAAGTTATTGGCATTAAAAGGTATACAAGTATCAGGTGATATATCTTGCACGTTTGAATACGATATTCCATTAAATGCAACTGAGGTAATTAACAATATTACAACACTAAAACAGAACGGATTAATTTCACTTGAAACGGCATTAAGTAGGACGCCATACATATACGATGTGGCAACAGAAATGCAGAAAATAAAGAGCGATACAATAGGTAGTAGTGTAGAAAACGAATAGTACTATATGTTGTGTATAAATATTCATAAAAATGTATAAATATTCAATAGCATAATGTGAAATATGCGAAAATAAAAGGGGTTGGGCGGAACGTAAAAGGTGCAGAAATGCAAGATTATGCAAGTGAGGGATTTGTTCGCCCAGTCCCCGCCTGTTAATCATTATTACAAAATTGTTACAATTATATCACAATTATGTTACAGCAGATTGAACAAAATGAATGTAGACACGATTTAACAAGGTTCAAATACCTATAGTTTTTGCATTATATAACATTGCACGAAATACATATTTTGCGAATAGTATAATCATTATGCCTTTGAAATGCAGTAATATCAAGGGTTTTAGCTATGCAACAGTATTCCTTACATAATATTGATTATGTGGGAAGTTGATACCCCCTTTTGGAAAAAATTTCCCATAGCAAACCACTTTCTCACCGCTTAAAAAAATTTTTGTAATTGTTGTATGCTAAGAAGGAATTTCTATATAAAAATAGAACTATTATATATAAAAATAGAACTATTATAATTATTATCTTGTAAGATGAGGTGGTTTAAATGTCTTCAAAAATTTGTAGTAAATGTGGTGACAATAATCAAATATCAGCAATGGTTTGTACCAATTGTGGAAATTCACTTTCTGACGCAAAAATAATTAAATCAGATATAGAAATATTAAATAATTCTTTTTTTAAATGTCCAGAATGTGGGGAAAAACTTATTATAGGAACAAGAAATTGTAAATATTGTGGTGCTTTTATAAGTAAAACAATTAAAAATGAAAGTTACGTTAGAAATTACGATTATAGTAAAAACTCAAGTATTAGTTTGTTTACATATATAATATCATTTTTGATTCCATTAATAGGATTTATTATCGGTGCGATATTTTTAACACAAGATGATTATGAAAAAAATGATGCTGGAAAAGTATGTATTGTTTTAGGCGTTATATCTATACTGCTTAATATTATAGTTATAAGTATCATTATATAAGTATAATATTAATGATTTAATTACAAAAAAATACAGATGTGAGGTGTATGATTATGTTAGATAAACTAATTAATGAAGGTATTGAGTTAAAAAAACATACAATTACTTAAAGAAATAGATTATAATTTAGACAAAAATAAGGACTTGCTAAAGCAAGCCAACTAATAAACCTGACATTATTATAGCACAGAATATTATAAAGAATCTACATTTAGTAGATTCTTTTTTATATATTTGGATTGTTTTGTACGCTATTTTGTTCAATTTTTAATCTATTGAGCGTACTTATGATATTACCTAATTGTTGATTATTAACAGCATTTTTAAATATGCAGTCAATTGGTACATTATTTTGCACATAGGATAAAATAAGGTAGGTATTGTTGATTTCAGTTTTCTTTTTCAAACCATAAGCTAATACACCTAATGCTAATAATCTTGTTAAGGTGACATCTTTTTGGATTTCGGATTCGGTTTTTAATTCATAACGAGTAATTTGATTGATGGGTATTTTGCTTATTGGTAGTTTTTCTATTTCATAGCTTATTAGTTCACTATTTCGTATTTTATAAAAACATAAAAAATTTTTATTATTTATTGCTAAAATAATTTTTTCGTTTGCATTAATATATGGATGTCCAGCAATATGAATGAGTTCTTGATAATCTAATAATTTTTCGGTATTAGCAAATTGTTTTATTTTTTCTTGATTTTTCTTGATTTCACTTTTATATAATTTGTAAAAATAAATACCTAAAATCATATATACTAATATTATGATAATTGATTCCATATTATGTCACCTTTCATAACTTATTAATAATATAATATATTATTTTTTAGAATTTGTCAATAATTATTTTTTTATGCGAGGGGAGTCGTTCTCCCCTCCCCTACCGCAACATAAAGAAGGGAGATGATTTAATGGCTGATAAACTAGGGATACTTATAAATGCCATATTAAATGTTAAACAAGAAGATTTACAGATAGCTTAGCCGAAAGCCCATGACTTTAGTCACTGGGATGAAGGCTTAAAAGCGTCTTGAAACGGGCGTAATGCTATCGTTAATGGATTGGTTGCAATCCTTGATAGTAAAAGTCTAATGGAAGTCAACAAGTAGCATTATACTTTCGGGTTAATGTAGAAGTTGAAAAGTACATTAGAACCTGCTGATTTTAGTCGTGCAGAGTTTCAGAAGTTCAGATGTTCCGTCATATGTAGAGCGTGAATTATTTGAAAAATGGAGAACAAAGTGTATTGTTTATTTAAAGGATTTTAGTAATGAAATTATTGTAGAGAATTTTAATGAAGCTACTAAAAATAATTTTGAATCAAATTTAAATCGGGCTTTAGGTATATTAAATGGTTTAAAAGAGTATCAAGAAACAAAATAATGAATATTTTTTTAAATACCCTTCATTTTAGCTTGAAGGGTATTTTTTATACCTAAAAATCAATATACAGGAGGTTTGATTATGACTTATCTTGATAGAATAAAACTTGAATTACAGGATATATCATTCAATGATACAGAATTATCTATCCTTGCACAGGAAAACGGTATAACTAATCCTACATCAGAATATGATCCTACAAGCAACACAGCTAAAAGGGCAATATACTCAACTGTTTTAAGTGTGTTGGAAGCAATAGCAAATAATCCAAACCTTATGAAAAACTATAAAAACGAAGATATATCAATCATGGACTTTGCAGAAAGCATACAAAACAGAATCTCACAGCTTGAAAGAAAAATAAGATTATTGCCTAGTGATGATATATCCGATAATATTGCTGATGGTGCAAGTTGGACTTATATGTTTAGAGAATAAAGGGTTAAACCGACACTAATATAAAGGTATTTCTAATTTAGGAATACCTTTTTTTATTTTTAAAAACTAATAAACATAGGAGGAAATTATATGCAAATAAGAACAAATATAAAACAAGCGAACAAAATAAAAGAACTTATTAAAAAAGAATGTGCTAACTATGTTGGTGGTGATTGTATTGTTTTAGATACCAATTGTCCGCAGATGGGATGTATATATAGCGTACTTTGTAAATACTTTATAAATTCGGTTTTACCGCTTGACAAAGACCTATATAAAGAATTACTTCCAGACGCAGAAGAAACAAGCGGATTATATAACAAAGTATGCAAATATTGCAATAAGCAATTCACATCAGATAAAAAAAATGAGCAATACTGTCCGAAATGCAAGGACAAAGTTAAAAAGGAAAAAACAAAATTAAGAGTACAGAAACATAGGAATAAATGTAACGCTTTTTAAAAAATAAAAGCCAGTATTTTCAAGGGTTTCAGGGGTTACAATATAGGGGAGTAATATATTTATATTACTTCCCTTATATTTTAACTTTTAAAATGTCTTAAAAAATACCTTCTAGCATAGATATATCAAGCATTTCAAGCGTTTTTATGTCACGCTTTTTAATTTGTCCAAAATTCAAAAATCAATTAATGAAATGGAGGTTCACAACGTGAACATATTCGATTTTCCGCAGAATGATTATTTATATCTGCTTTCAATGGCAGGAGATGATATTTTTATTAATGACACTATGTCACCGATAAAAGCATTAATCAATAATCTTTCAGTAAATAGACAAGCAGATATTCGGACTATATCCACAACATCAGAGATAAAAAGAGGCGATTTAATCAATTGGAATGGTGGGAATTGGCTTATTATAAGTGAAATAGGGCATAAAAGATATAGTTACTACAAAGGTATCATCCAAAAATGCAATTATAACATCAAATTCAATTTTCAGGGAACAATAAAACAATTTCCTGCTATAGTTGATTCAAGAGTTTTCGACATAGAAACTAACCAATACGTGTCTATTCCTGCTGGTAAAATTGTTGTTACCTTGCCGAATAACGCAGATACCGATAACATCACTTTAGGACAAAGGTTTATATCAATGAAACAAGCATGGAAGGTTACAGGAATTGATAGGACTAAAAACGGACTATTGGTTTTATGGTGTGAATTGGATTCTATCATTTCTAGTGATGATTTAGTCAATGAAATAGCAAACGCAGGGGATTACATTTATACTTTAGAAATAACAAACGGAGAAACATCAAGTATTCAGGAAGGAAGCACTTTACAGCTAACAACGCAAGTTAAACTAAATGGTAATGTAGTTACCGATAAAACAATTACCTTTAGTTGTGATAATCCTTCTATTGCAACAGTTGATGAAAACGGATTAGTTACTGCTATATCAGCAGGAGAATGTATTATTACTGCTTCATTAGCAGAAAATCCTAATATATATGATACTATTACTATTACAGTTACAGCATTACCACAACATAATTATGCAGTAACAATAAGCGGTAATACATCAATCGTCAAGACCAAGACAGCAACATATACTGCAACGTTTACAGATAATGGAGTACCTATAACTGAACAATCCGAATTTTGGCTTACTGCTGATGATGGAGTATCTACAACTACACTAGCGACAATTCAAAGTCAAGACCCTATTGCTAATACTTGTGTAGTAAAAGCTGGAAGTACATTGGGTTATGTTAAGTTATGGTGCAAGAACATAGCAGGTACTATTATATCTGAACCTTTTAGAATTCAAATTAAAAATATTTTCTGAGATAAGTCAAATTTGATGTATGGGTATGTTGTGAAATACGACATACCCTTTTTATTAGGTACAACTTCTATGTTGTACCTTTTTTTATGCAATTTGAATATATTGTAATGAAGTCAATTTAGGGGGAATCCTATGGTATATAGCAGTAAAAATTTCAAAATTAATATTTCAGATAAAGAAAAAGAAGGACTAATTAAAAACTTAAAAATAGGTGTATTATGCCAATTACACAAAGAAGGATATTTTACACATGAGCAACTAAACGAAATGATAAAAGAGATAAATAAATAAAGTTACTTGCACATCTTTTATATTTATTGTATATTAGATTAAAAAACAAAGGAAGGTGCAAGTATGAAAAAACGAGTATGTGCATATTGCAGAGTATCAACAGATAAAGACGACCAGATAAACTCTTTTAATTCTCAAAAGCAATTCTTTGAAGAATACATAAGAAAAAATGAAGAATGGGAACTAGTTGATATATATGCAGACGAAGGCATAACTGGAACGTCAACAGAAAAAAGAACAGAATTCCTAAGAATGATAGAAGATGTTAAATATAAAAAAATTGACTTAATATTGACAAAAGAAATATCAAGGTTTGCTAGAAACACACTTGACAGCATATATTACACACGCAAACTGAAAAGTATGGGTGTAGGTGTCATCTTTATCAATGACGGTATTAATACGCTTGATGAAGATGCTGAACTAAGATTAACCATAATGGCAAGTATAGCACAAGAGGAAAGCAGGAGAATTTCTCAAAGGGTGAAATGGGGGCAAAAAAGGCAAATGGAAAAAGGCGTTGTTTTTGGCAGAGAATTGTTAGGTTATAATCTAAAAGACGGTGTATTAACTATAAACGAACAAGAAGCAGAAATTGTAAGAATGATATTTCATAAATTTACCAATGAAGGTAAAGGAACTCATGTAATAGCTAGAGAATTATATGAAGCAGGGATTAAAACTAAAAGAGGTAACCTGAATTGGAGTAATACCACGATATTGAGGGTTTTAAGGAATGAAAAATATGTAGGTGACTTATGCCAGAAAAAAACTATTACTCCAGATTTCCTAACTCATAAGAAAAAATACAACAATGGAGAAGAGGAAATGGTATATATAAAGGATCATCATGAGCCAATTATTTCAAGGGAACTATGGGAAGCAACACAAAAAGAACTAGAAAAAAGGACTATAACTAAAGAACAAAAAAGCAAATATAGTAATAGATATTGGTGTAGTGGAAAAATTTTCTGTGGTTTATGCGGAAGTAGATTTGTCGGCAGGATAAAGAAGTTAAAAAATGGAGATACATACAGAGCATGGAGATGTCAAAAAGCCGCTGAGCATGGCAGAGAAAAAATTGACAAATGGGGTAATACTATTGGTTGTAACCAAGAAAGTATTAACCATGTCGTTTTAGGAGAAATAATAGGATATATTCTAAAAAATATCATTGTAGAAAACAAAGAAGAAATAATAAATGATTTAAAATCACTTATTAAGAAGTATGAGAAACCTGTAAAAATAAAAAATACTGATACTTTA